CGAACGACGAACGACGAACGACGAACGACGAACGACGAACGACGAACGACGAACGACGAACGACGAACGACGAACGACGAACGACGAACGACGAACGACGAACGACGAAGCGACGACGACTAAGCGACGAAGCGACGACGACTAAGCGACGACGACAACGGTAGTGAGATCAATATATTGATCTCACTAGAGAACGATGGGGAAAAAGAAGCGACGATCTCGAAAGACCGCCGCTTCAGGGTGGAGATAACCAGTCTCCGAGGGTATTCAGTTACGTTACCCCCTAAGTATAAAAGGGCGAGTTAATATGACCCGCCCTTTTTACTGGGGTTTACTCAGTACGCCACACCCCTATGGTACCATCAGGCAATTTGCGAGTAACACACTTTTTACTCATACGCGCTAAACGGTTATAAAGTGCCACTACCTCTTTATGAGTTGGGGCTGCTACACAATCGCCCACCTCCATTCGATCGGCAATATCATACTTGGCTGATCTTGGTGGGCCATTTCTACGCCGTGGCGGTACTGGTTTATTTTTAATGATCTCCATTGGTTTACCCTCCTGGTTAGTTACGTTTTAACCCCCTAAGTATAAAAGGGCGAGCCGCTATGACCCGCCCTTTTACGTCTTAATTAATCAGCATTAAGAGCTACTATATACACATCTCCAGTAGCCCCCATCCCAGCGTAAATAGCGTTAGGATCGCTAGGGTTTGAGATGCTATCTGCCAGCCAATTGCTGAGTTCAGCAGGTTGCATGTGAAGATCCTTAACCCACGCCGCACATGGTATAGGCGAGTAGCCGCTTAATGTAGGATCTTCTAGATTTATAACTTGATCGGTTAACTGACCTATAATTTGAGCTTTATTTAAAGCCATCTTTTTTTACCTCTTATGGTTAAGTTTTACTTACCCCCTAAGTATATAGCGGCGAGCCGCTATGACCCGCCGCTTTACGTCCTACTTACTCATCTCTGGTTAAACTCGTAAGTCTCGTATTGATCAGTAGCCGTCAACTCTTTTAGCGGTAGCCCGTAAATACAGTTGGTGAGGTCGATCTCGCCGTCTTGATCAAGTAGTACGGTAGTGAGATCAATATAAGGCTCGCCATCTTTGAGTAACACACGTACCTCATACATCAACCCATCCTTTTTATCGAACAGCTGTATCGGCTTATCGTGATAAACTAACATCATATACCCCTCATGGTTAAGTTTTATTTACCCCCTAAGTATAAAGGGGCGAGCTTTTTACACCCGCCCTTTTACGTCTTAATTAGTCTTTTTTAACCGCTTTATTAAACTCAGCTTGAGTACTTATACGGGTTTTAGAGCTAGTTTTTATTAAGCCTAGCTCTGGGATCGGGCTTAAACTATTATCGTCTACACCCTTTTGATACTCAACCTCGTCATACTTATAATAGCGACCTACTAATTGATAGAGCTTTACGCATCTTACGTTCTCAATATAGTCAGGCTTACTTTTAAGATCAGCCCATGCCGTTTGCTCTACACTATCTAGTTGAAAAGGCTCGTCAGGGTAGGGTACAGGCGGGTCGTAATCATACGCCTCCATTTTATCACCCGCTATGGCGGTAATTAACTCTAAGCTATTATTGATCGGCCCTTGAGCTACCGTTATCCACTCAGTACCTATATCAACTTGCTCGTCGTAGCCGTTAAAAGTCCAAACGTCAGGGCCTAACTGCCGTACTTTTTTAGATGGTAATTTATTTGACATCGTTATAGTCCCTCTTACTTATGGTTAGTAACGCCTTTATTAACGCTACTTTTTAATTATAAAGGGGCGAGCTTTTTACACCCGCCCCTTTACGTCTTACTTAGTCCACATCATGAGGCCGTGATGGGCCACCTACCGCGCCAACCAGCTCACAGTACCTAGTAAGGTCAAAGGTTTGATGGTCATGAGTTATACCATTTACCTCGTCAATGACCCAAAGATCTAGGTACACCGCTTTTGGATCAGGGGGGTCTACCGGTGAGATACCCTCAACAGTTACCCCTTTATTGATCATGACCTCGTAAGTGTACCCATCTATGGCCTCCGTCTTAGCATATAACTTTAGGCGGCTTAATTGATCTTCCATTTCAATACCCCTCATGGTTAGTAACGCCTTTATTAACGCTACCCCCTAAGTATATAACGCCCAGTTTATAGGACTACTGCTATTTACTCAGTGTTAATCCCAGTGCGCTTACTCAGATCTTATACATCGGATTAATTGCGCTTACTCAGATCGGGGAGATCTACTGGATCTTATAGATGGGTCAGGTCAGGCTAGGTTAGGGTAGGCATGGTCAGGATGGGTAAGATCTTAACGATCTGAACGATCTGAACGATCTGAACGACGACCAAAAAAGACCCCGCCGAAGCGGGGCCAGTTGGGAGTGTAGACAGGGAGGGAACTACACCGCGTGAAGAGTTATGATTGACTGACCGTAGAACTTAGAGGTACGGCTGAAACCACCCGCAAGATGAGCAGATATATCTCGCTCGCCACCACCGTTAGCACGGGCAAAAGCGAGGATTTCTTTAGCACTCCCGCCTTTATTTATACGCTTCGAGATATCAAACCGTTTACCTGCTTGTTTACGCAGGAACGGTGCAGACTGGCCCACCTCTTGAGGCTTGATGACCGCTTTAACATTCGCGGAAATAAACACACGAACCGCTTTATCCTGGGCACCTTCGGTACTATCCAAGAAATCTTTAGAAACATCAAAGGTTACGTTAGATTTTGCCATGAGACTTTCTCCTTTATAATGGCACGTTAAACGAAAACCGCTTAACTATGAATAACTATAAAGGAACATTTAATCAGAATAAAGCCCTGTTTCGTCTTTATTTATCGTCCTTTCTCCAGAGCTTTTCGGAATCTTGCCCAGTCATAAGGGTGCTCGATCTTAGCCATCGGTGAGATCTCACTGATCTTTTTGTCGTGTAGGTCTTTTGCCTGTTCTCCAGAAAACAAAATCAAAGGAGTCTTCGCTGCCTCCCTTGCTAAGATGTAGGAACGACCTCCGACTCGAGTTCTTAATGTATGCCAAGCTATCTGATGAGGTGACAGCTTTATCCGATTATTCTTTATTACTTTGAGTTCTATCCAAAACTCCCCAAATTCAGCGCAACCATTCACATCTGGAACGCCAGGAGCAGCCCACGATTCAATTCGAGTCCAGTGTATATCCGTAAGGCCATCGCGTAGCGTTTTCCAAAGTCGTGACTCAGGTTTTGCTGACATCCACGTACTCTGCATCTACGATAGTTTTGAGCGCACCATTTGTTTCTTTATTCAGCTCTTCGAGACGACGTATCAAATCTTCTTTACTCATAGCGTTGATGTGCGCGTGTAGAACTTCTTTCCGATCAACATACAACCCACCAACTTTACCACGATTGGTTTCAGCATTGATCGCTGCGCTAAACTGATTGTTCGCAGCTGCTCGATCTCTTAAATCACCAAGGTCTCGAATATGGTTCTCGTATGTGATTTCATATTTCTTAGATAGATCTAAGCGTAGGTCGTTAATGTAATTAGCAACATGAGGGAATTTCCCGATATCAAGTAACTCACAAGCCCGTACACCCGCCGACGACTCAGCATATCCAGCGCGACGAGCGGCTTCAGTGTTGGAACAGCGACCCAAGACTATTTCCTCAGCAAACTTTTTCTGACGTGGAGTAAGGGGCCGAGATACGACTGGATTAACAGGAGCTGGCTTTCTACGAGGCATGATCCCCCTATAATATACCTCGAGATCTTTTTATTAAAGAGAAACTTGAAGATCACGGAGGGCTGAATACACTATTGATACTGACTTGCCAATAAGAACCAATATCCAGTACCAATATACAACAAAGGCCCATATATCAAGGACTTAGCTTACTAGATATTGGCATATTGGTAAATACTCCCCAAAAATTTTTTAGAACACCCCTCTTCTCGAGTTGTATATATAGGCACCATCAATTTTTCGCAGGGCGTATAATAGATGACTTGTTCAATGTCCTCCAATTTTTCGATGACAGGCTTGCCATCTTTATATTTTAGCTCAGTCATTTTTTACCCATCCTCCTTCTGAGTCATTTTTATACCCATATAGTGATACATCAAACCTATTTTCAAAGATATCAAGAAGAGTATACTCGGGCACAAGCCCTTTCTCTTCGGCCATTTTAATAGCCATTTCTTGAAGAACTTTGAAATTACCACTCTGATCAGGGAGAGGCAACTCTTCGTCATTAGTATCCCCAAGCACAATAAAGTATTGACCGTCGTTAAAGTTAGGATAAAATTTATCCATATACTCTTGCTCTTCGGGAGGCCTATTTTCTTTGGCATCCAAGTCCTGAAGCCAAGCCACTATAATATAATGATGAGGAACGCCCCCATCATTATAGGCACTATTCTCATAGAACCCGCTTTTGAGTTTGAATTGCCGACGGTCCATGTCGTCGCCCTTCTGTTGAACTATGATTTCCATTTTATTTACTCCCCACAGGTCGTATAATAAGTTGGATCATTCTTTGGCCCCATATAATACGCTGCCCTCAAAACCATCTTCTACGATAGAAATAGTAGTATCTTCAGGCACTAGCGAATGAATTTCGGCCAACGCTACCGCTTGGTCTTGAAGATAGCGGTACCATTTCACTTTGTCGTTAGGCCAACAACAATCCTTATCTTCAGTACAATAAGCACCCAAAACTATATACTCCACAGGATTCGAAGTACAGGCAACAATGTACCATCCAAAAACCGCCCCGCTATGATCAGTATCATAGCGGCCATTTTTGACTTTCCAGTTACGCCAGCTAGTATCAGTCATTTTTTTATACCTCGTGGTTAGTTACCGTTACCCCTAATAATAGGGTAGGGCGGGTTTTTACACCCGCCCTCTTTAATCTATTTAATCGTTACCTCTGTGACCCTAAAATCATGTATGAGCCTTCTCCTTCTCGAGTCGTATATATAAGCTCTACCAATTTTGCCGGATTTAACTTTTGTCTCCATAGAGTGTGGCATTATATCGATTTTCAAAGACATCAAGTATAGTGTAATCAGGGATTAACCCTATCTCTTCGGCCAGCTCGATTGCCAATTCTTGAAGGCAATGGTAGAAGTTTTCTGGTTCTTCTTCTGATTCAAAATAGAATTCCTCATCATTAATTTCTCCAAGAACAATAAAGTGTTGACCGTTGGGATAAAACTTATCCCGATATGATGTAGCATCAGAGCCCAAGTGGAATTTGTCATTGAACCGAGCAACAATGAGATAATGAGTAGGATATACATCATTATAAGCACTATTTTCATAAGACCCGTTTTTGAGCTTAAAATTTCGACGAGAAAGTTGGTCGCCCTTTTGTTGAATTGTAATTTCCATCTAGAATTCCCCCCAACCAGCGGAACGCGCCCAAGCATTATCAGCTGCGACGCTACGTTCATGGCGCTCTATTTCTGCCAACTTACGCGGATCATTAGCGCAATCATGGCAGATGAGGCGTTCCCCATCGTAGCCCGTTTGACCGCAGACCCCAAAGATTTCCTTGTAGTCGTAGCCTTTAGGGACATAGTAATTTACAGTATTCTCACACATTTAAGTACCCTCCTGGTTAATTAACTATAACTAACTATAAAAGGGGCGAGCTTTTTACACCCGCCCTCTTTAATCTAATTACTCCTTACCGTGGTCTTTTACTAAGAGGTCTTTTACTAAGAGGTAAAGCGGTGGTGCCGCTCGTTTACCTCTTTTAGTCGCGAGAGCACCTCGTTTGAACTGATCAAAGTTCAGTTCAAATCCGGAATAACTTTCGTCAACTTTGATAAGTACCCTACCGTCTTTTTGTTTCTTACGAGCTACAACAGGATATTCATCATTTACATCATGTTCCCATTCAACCCAGCTTACATCAGGTGAATCATCCAGCACCCGTAGGTACTCAGGTGGTTGATCGTCGCTTACTTCTGTATCGTGGATGAAGACCTCACCAAAAGAGTTCCATACAGTAGTGAAGAATTCGTTAAGATCAGACCATTCGGTTTCTCTATATTCAGCATCTTTTACCCAATTCACGTTAGTCATTTTTTGCTCCTATTTAATGGTTAACTTACCCTTTTAATATAACCCGCGACGTTTTTCAGAGGTAAAGTCTTACGTCCTTTTTAATCCTCCTCTTCCCATTCGTACAGGCATACTATATACATATCACCCGTAGCTCCCACACCCGCGTAAATAGCATGGGGGTTTTCTGGACCGGAAATACTATCCGCAAGCCAATTACTAAGCTCAACAGGCAAAATTTCTAGATCCTTAACCCACGCTGCACAGGGTAAAGGTGAATAACTTTCTGATTTGGGGTCTTCCACATTGATGACTGAGTCAAGCAATTGATGAAAGATTTCTTGCCGAATTGTGATTTTTTCCATTTTTTAATCCTTCGTGGTTAGTTACCGTTACCCCTATAATATATAGGGCGAGTAGTTTTCACACTAACGGCGTTTAGTCAGGTTTACTCCTTCTAAAAAATGGTGGGGAGTTGAAAAGAAAAATGAAGGTAAGCCCACTAGCTTTTTCTTCTCTTAAGGATGCTCCCCTCACCCCACTAACCTGCTAGTGAGCAACTTTTTATTCCCCTAAATCTTGAAAAATTTCATAATTTAAAGGAAGATCCTCTGATAATTCAACATTTTCTGCTGGGAAAAAATCGATATCTACCTCTGCTTCTGAAGAATCAGAAAGTTTTACTATGATAACAAGTTTTAACACTCGGTCATTGTCCTCATTTATAGTGTTATATCTAAAAGTAAGACCTTTAACTTTATGGAAACTTTGACTTTCAATATAAACTGGATGATTAAAATTCATTTATACCTCCATGGTTAACTTTTTTTACCCTTAAATTATAAAGGCGCAATATTTTAAAGACTAAGGCTCTTTAGTGGCTATAAAACTTATGGTCACCAATAGTTGCACAGAGGCGGTATTTTTTCGACCACAGAGGTTTTACTTCTAAAGTGTGATAGTGTGTCGCTTTACTTAGCGATTCTATAGAAATACGGTCAAGAAGCACAAGTTCTGCGATATCCATAGCCCTGCTCCAAGCTACTTTTTCGGCGGGACGCTCGTGTTTCCCATCGCACCAATAACTAAATTGACATTTGTGACGAACGGGAGTTCCTTTCCAATATCGCCCATCTCTCACAACGCCACAAGCAGTGGGAGGCCAGCGTTTGTCTTTCATCCTATTTCGAATAACAATGGCAACGGCGATCTGCCCCAAAAAATCTTGGTCGCGAGCTTCAAAGTAAACCGCTTCTGCCATACAATGCTGTTCCTCTTGAACAAGTTCTGATGCGGACAAGCGCACTGGGATTAACAGCATGCTCAAAGCACAGATTGTTTTAAATTTCATTTAAAAATCCTACGCAGAAGTTCTCGAAGAGATTTTCTTTTTGAAGGAGCGCTTTCCCAAAATGGCGGTTTGTTTTTTATTTTATAAGTGTAAAGTACATAATGAACCTGACCTGCTGTAAGACTATATCTAGCAGCAAGTTCTTGAATAGTAAGATCTTTCTTTTGTTCTTTAATTCGTAAAACTTCACCATCAGTCCAATGTTTATATGGCATGAGCCGCCTCCTTCATTGCACTTAACGCTTCTCTTGCACGATAGCCGCGCCCCATTTTATCACAAGAATACTCAGGGTCGACTACTCTCGCACAGGTTTCTAACAGGTCAAGATAATAGACGCCGTCGATATAATCGACTTGATTACCATCATTGTCTATGAGACCATACTTTCCCTCGCCTGAATATTGTCGGCTCGTAAGTGACTCTACAAGCCCCTTATCAAAACCCATTTGTTTAAAGTACTCCGGCGTCATAATTTCCCAGCCATTTCCTTCTAGCTGATACTTCTCCTCACGCTCGCTATCTTTTCGAACTACGTCCAAAATATTTTCTTTAAATTCACTGACTTGCATGATATTCCTCCAAAGCTAGTTCTTCAAGTGCGTACCAATCAGCTGCGGTAAGCCCCTTCTCCAACCATTCAGCACGTTTTCCTTTGACCTCTAACCACATATCGTCAACATAGTATTTAGAATTCCCTACGTCATATTCTGGCTGGCCCACTTCAAAACAAACCGTAGTTGGCATACCACCCTTCACAGTTGTTTCCAATTCTAAATACATGATAACCCCTCTGGTTAAATACGGTATTAATAAGTATACCCCCTGATTAATTACTGAAGGTAGCTCGTTCCTCAATAGCGGCCCTCTTTTTATCACGGCGGTTTACCAAACGGCGCGCTCCAGCAGTAAGCTGATACTCAAACTTGTCGTTATCAGAATCAGAAAGAGAACCCCTGCGTTTTAACAACCCTGTTGAGTACATTCCGGCAGTTTGTTTTGATACCGCTTTTACAGGCAGGTCTCCTACTAATACAGTGAGTTCTGTATTAGTTACTGGGTCTGAATATTCTATAAGAGTATCGATTATTTTCCCACGATTGGTTTCCAAGAGAGCCATACGTTTAGCTGAGCACCGTCGCTGAGACCACCCATCTAAAACCTGTTCATAACTAGTTCTGATGGTTGGTTTTGCAGTATTCTTCTTCTTTGGGCTGTGCTTTTTGATCATATATTTTATCTGCCCACTAATACTTCGGCACTCTTCTTCGGCCCACTCATTTAAAACTAGCCATGTTTCATGGTCTACGGCAATGGACTTATAGTTTTCCGACATCATATATCCTCCCTCATAAGGTCAATCAAGTCCTGAATAATTTTTTGTAACTCTGTTATCCGTTCAGTTTGTTGATCTATACGTTTTCCATGACGTATTAAAGTGTCGAGAACGAGGTTCTCTTGTTCAGGCTCTAAGGGCATCGCGCATCCTCCATTCGTTTTTCATTTCAATATCCCATTGCTCTGCCGTATCTTTGGCGTCACGATAGGAAGCAAATTCTTGTTGAATGATTTCGCCGTTAAATGCAACAGCCCAATTATCCGGCTCAATAAAGAGGGCTTGAAAACCGAGGTCCCAATTCTTAGGACGAGTCCAATACATAGGTTAGTCCTTTCTAGCTTTCTAGCTTTCAAACTTTATATATTATAATACGGGAGCCGTTAAATGACCCCCGTTTTTTACTCTAAACGCTCTTCCTGTTGCTCCTTAACATTACGGTATACATCACGCAAGGTATCTCTCAATGCGGTGTAATTGTTATCAAGGTTATCAACCATGAATTGCACAGCTTCTTCTTCGTCGAAGTTATTTGCGATAGCTTCTTCTGCTAAAGACTCCATGCTCATAAGCCAGTCTTTTATTCTTCCCATTAGCTTGCCTCTCCAGTCTTTTATTCTTCCCATTAGCTTGCCTCTCCTTCCTCGCCTGTAAGCCTTGTCCACTCGGCTTCCCAAAAATATTCAATGGCTATTTCATACTGTTCTTCTTCTGACATTTCTTCTTCTGCTGAAGCGTCAAGGGCAACGGTCATATCTTTATATGCGAAGTTCCAATCCATAGTACCTGCATCATACTTTTGAGTATTTTTTCGAATATATTCATCAAGCATGACAGCACATTCTTCAATAACGGAAAGATGCCATACTGGATTTACGGGGTCGCCAACCTTCCAATTATCTCGTGCCCATTTTTTAAATTCATCTGTTTCTTTTTTAGAAAGTTCTCGATGAAGGTTGAGATGAACTACGTTATCATTCATTTAACCCTCCAAATTCGATAACCAGCAATGCCAGCGTCAGTCCACATACGTTGGGTGAAAGTTACTTCAGTTCCCTGTTTGGCTAGGCGTTTTTGGTAAGACTGCCTCGCCTGAGCAACACGGTTGCCTATTTGTTTCTGAGTTTCTTCTTCGTAGTTTGGCCCAGCAAAAAAGCTGTTGCCTACTTCCATATCCTCAAATGGATATTTCCGAGCGGTTGAGTGGAAGTCTTCAGGAATATCAATCCCTGAATCGATTACAAAATCATTAGCCATCTTTTCCTCCTATGGTTAATAGCTAAGTTATATTATTTAATAACTAAGTTATATTATAAAGCCGACAACTTCGGAGTAAAGTAGTCTTTACTCAGTAAACTGCGACACATAAAGCAACAATTGCATAAAATAAAACAACGCCTGTTAAGACTGCCATGATGTTTCTCCTGTCGGCGTTAGTAAGAGCGGAGAGTTTCCTCCCCGCCCTGACTAGTTACACAAGCTCGATGTACTTTTTATCAAGCGCGATTTGAACGTCAGGTGCTCCACCGCGAATCTTTCGCGCTGCAACAAGGAACTCGTTCAGCGGCATATCATCTTTGAACAAAGTGAAAATCTCGGCTCGCCGAGAACCTTCGCGGACTGGGATTTTATCTCCAATCACCTTGATTGTATCACCGTCAAACTTATGACTGATGATTGTTTTCTTAGCAATTGGTTTAGGAACTGCTTTGAGATTTGCCTTGGGCTTCGCTTTTGCTGAAGCCTTTGACTTGGTGTTCTTCGAGGGAAGAACTTCTACTGTAGCTGTGGCCATATCTGGCCTCCTTTCTGCTTTCTACTAACGCTACTAATTATAAGCGCGATAAAAAGGGGGACAACCGCTAAGTTGTCCCCCGATAAACTAAGCAGCTTTCGCGTACTCAGTGGCTAGGTCTAAGGCTCGCCGTTTCGTAACGGCATTTGGCCCAAGCCAGCTTGAGTAAAGAGCGCCACCCTTTACTCTTTCGGACTGGCGTTTCGTATGATCCATGTGATAAGTGACACCGTTAAGTGCGCCCCACCAAGTTCCTTTCGCTGACTTCAGGTCGGCTCCAGGAGACAACGCGATAGCATCATGAACCTGCTCAGAAGTTTTACTGAACTCATCTATAAGAGGAACATCATTTGCAATTTTACCTCGGTCGATAAGTAACTGTGGTTGAAATAGTTCAGCGATAAAGTTCTGAACATCCAACGGTTTTGCTCGTTTACTGGATAAGAACGTCGTTTGCTCCTGAAACTCAGCCATTTTACTCTCGCTGATACCAAGGGCTTCTTCAGCGGCTCGCATTATTTCATCGTCAAAGGCTTGAAGATGAAGTACTCGAAACCGCTTACCATCAGTGTTCAATGCGAGCGCCATAGTATTACTACAGACGACTCGTATGGGTGTGAACATGATAGTAAGAGCCTTCCCTGAAACGTGAGGCGAATCTATAAGTAGATAACCTTCTACTCGATCACCTCCGGGAAGTTCAAAGTTAGACTCAAGTTTTGCAAGCCCCCAGATATCTTGCCCGTCCTTTAAAGAACCCGCTGTTTCCATTTTCATTTCACCTTTGGAAACAAACTTTTTAAAGAACTTGAAAGTATCAGCATTCTGGAAAGGCACATAATCCTCGCCGCAAGCTGAAAGCACACTATTATCTGTGTCGCGTACAATAAAGTGATGACCTTCTGCGTTGATAAGGCCAACGTCTTCATTCCAAGTTGGAGAGTCAATAGTATACGCTGGGCGTTTAGAAACAGTCCAGTTCAAACCAGCCACTTCTAACATTTCTTCGGGAGTCATAGTATCTTCTACTGGAACTCCTAGGCCATGCCAAGGAACATCCCCCGCATAAGCCATAGTTTCTACTGCTGCTACCATAGTTTTTCCTTTCTAAATATGGTAATTTCTAACGGTTACTATTATAAACCGTTTATAAATAGACAAAAGGGTTAATTACTCTTAGGAACTTCAAAACGTTCGAGTCCTTGAAACAGGTCAGCATCAATATCAATCATTCCGCTGGTCCCGTTGCCATCAAGTATTACTTTACAACGAAAATGCTCTTCTACTTCTTGTCCTGCAGCGTGATGATGGGGAGTACTAAATGTAATAGGGAATTTAGTATCCTCTTCTACATTTTCTAAATATTCTAAAAGTGGTTTGGGTTCAAACGCTCGGTTATATCCAACTTCAATAGCCCAAGCATTAGCGTTTTTTAACTGCTCTTTTGTTAAGTATAGGTACGTATCCATAAGTTTCTCCAAGTTTTAATTTACCCCCTATAATAAAGGTACAACTAAAAGAGAAAAGCGTGGCCTTATCTTATTTTTTCTTGGGTTTTGGTGCTACTGTCCTCTATACTACGTCGCCATGGCTTGTCTGTAAATAAAGTTTTCGCAGACCCCCAATCTTCTCCATATTCTACATCAACTTTACAGGGTACTTCAAGTTCAATACATGTTTCCATGATATTGGCTATTTCTTGTATTTGCTCTGGATCTTCTGAAGAAAAGCACAGTTCATCATGAACTTGTAATAAAGGAATGTGGCCTTTTTCAGCAAGAACTCTCATGGCTAGTTTAGTTTGGTCTGCTGCAGATCCTTGTATTAAACGATTAAGAGCTTTATGTGTGAAGGCTCTTTTAATGTTTGGCCCAAACTCTGCTTGCGCTTTTTCTAAAGTACCTAATTTTCCTGTACCATATTGCCTTGGTTCCCATAAGTCAAAACGACAGCGTCTTCCAAGTAATGTACGAATAGCTCCTTTGTTCCCAGCTCGATTTCTGCAATAATCGCTGAGCATTTTTACAAATGGAACTTTTTGATGATACTGTTGAAATAGATCTTTTGCTTCGTCTAGTGGTATATTTAATTGTTCGGCCAGTTTTCTTTCTCCCATACTATAAAATAATCCTAGGTTGATATCTTTCGCTTGACGTCTTGGAATATTTGCCATTTCTGCAACAATAGAGTGAAAGTCTGCTTCTCCCTTTTTATACTCTTCAACAACATCGTCAACTTTGGGTAACTTTAATAACGATGCATAATGAACGACTAATCTTGGTTCTTGTTGAGAATAGTCTATAGAAACCCACTTTTCTCCTTTTTCAGGTACAAAAATGGATCGAATCATAGGGCCAAGAATTTTATGTCTTGCTGGAATTTGTTGAAGATTGGGATGGCTATAGCTAAAACGACCAGAAACAGTACCCCCTTGATCTGACCTTAAAGGATGAATCTCTGCATGGATCCGACCCTTATGCTGATATTTCATTATTGAATTGATAAAAGTAGTGTTCGCTTTATTGTATTCTCGAGCCTCAAGAATTAGTTTAGGCAGTTCATGTGTATGATTTTCTAAGAAGGCTCTATCTATTTTTGGTGCTTTTGTTTTTTCAGTTAAGTCATAGGAAATTTTTGCTTTATCAAAAAGTTCACCAATAGAACGAGAATTCCATATTTCTACATCGCGATTATATTCTTTTTTAATTTTAAGAAGAATGCTTTTTTCTTTTTTAGTGAGTTCTTTTTGAATTGATGCAGCTTTTTCTAAATCAACTCGAATACCTTTCCACCTCATGTCGATCAATGTTGGTAACAAAGAAAGCTCTAAGTCTAAGATATGTGACAAGTCATTTTTTAAAATTTCAGTAGACAGCGCTCGCCAAAGATCAAGTGTGGCTCTTGCATCCTGCTCTGCGTAGGGACCAACATAAATTGCTGGGAGCTTCCACATTTCACTTTTAGGATTGACCCCCCATTCTTTCGCAGCTTCTTGAAGAACCCTCTCATTTTTTGATGAAGCAATATATGTTTTTGCGAGAGCGTTGAGTGAATATGAAAAACGATTTTCATCGAGGAGAGGCGCAGCAATTAATGTGTCTTTTATTGCTCCGTTTATTTCAACTCCTTCTCTTCTTAACCACCCAACATCATACATAGAGTTATGAAAAACTTTATCACAGTCAGTAGAGACTTGGTCTTTTAGCCATCGGAAAATTAAATCGCGATCTAGGTTACTTCCATTATCGTGACGAACTGGAAAATAGCCTTGCCAATCATCTGTTGCTAAAGCGATGCCAATAATATAGCCGTCATCTGTTGCCCATCCTGGACCTTTGTTGAGAAGGTTTGGGTCTCTTGTTTCTAAGTCAATCGCAAGCTGTTTAGCTTCGGTCAGGTTTGGCAGAACCTCTGGGGTGCACCATTGACTTTCTGTCTGAAGAAGTGGTATTTGATATGCCACTCTCTTCTCCTAGTATTGTTAAAGGTTTTCCACAATTACATTTGGGCCACTTAAAATTTGAAAACAAATCTTCTGGGGCTTCAAATTCTTTTTTGCACTTCTCACACTGTAGTTTTACTGTCATGGCTCAAATCCAGCGCGTTCTCAGATTAACTGCCTTCCTCACGACTGAAGCTGATGCGGTTAGGAAGGCTTCCTAGGGAGTAGCTCCCCGAACCCTTTCCTTTGGCTTCAGCTGGCTCCTGAGGCGCTTCAAGGGCGAAACCCCCTAATTCACGGCGTATTTCAGCTTCAATTAGGAACAAATAACGACGCAAGTCCCAAATATCGTCAATAATGCCTTCATTAGAAGGATCAGACATTATTGCCTCGAATATATCGTAGTTATGTTTTTTAGTTTGGTTCTCAATACGATCCCATTTGCGTGCGAGCATCATAAATGCACCGACGCCTCCACGTTTTTTCCAACTATCTCCATAACTTTCTTGAGCATAGGACAACGCTTCTGCATCGTACTGCCCAAGTTCTTTTACTTCTTCCAGTATTGAAACTTTTTTGCTCTTCTTTCCAACCATTCTATCGACGCCTTTCTCCAGTCTAAAGCAGTTATACCTCGTGCTTCTCTAATTGCCAAATCATAATCTTTCTTTTTATATGCATTCCATGCCAACAACATTGGTATTGTTGTTTTAGGGAAAAAGCTGTTGCCCCATTTATGTTTATAAAAAGGAGCCGTAATAAAGTTGTGTAGATCTTGATCTATCTTATCTACGTTAGTGAACATCGGCTCCGGCGAGTAATGCATTCCTTTGTTCCAACCTAAATAAGAGTCATACCAAAGGGTGTCCCCTGTATTCTTTTGATTCAATACATCTAATGTTTTTTCATACACTTCCTCATAAGCATGGAAACTGTCGCTTAAATGATAATAAGTTCCAATAGGTACCCCAAGTCTAGCGGCCACATATTCCTGAAGTATTGAGAAATGCACAGCGTTAGCTCCATAAGTTCCCCAGATAATATCATTAGAACGACAAGTTGCTGTCATTTGCAACCCGCCTTTTCGTATTTTAAAATAAACTTGCGTATTGCATGGAACATCTTTGCAAGCTGGGTCATCTACAATTTTTTGAAGATCCTCTACTGACCACATTTGAAGCACCGCCCTGCGTGAGTTAGGGTTATGCGTTAAATGCTCAATAAGAAGGTTTAGTTGATCTTTTAGCCAATACTCGCGCCACCTATATCCATAAGCCCCGTTTAGTGTAGTTCCATCATCAGAAAAATCTTCCATGCGGCTATTAAATCTACTCACATACTCTAAATCATTTTTACCTGCGAGCATCCAAAGAGCTTCAAATAAATGAAAGAAAGGGTTGGCATCACGGGATGGGTAAAAAAGCACTCGTTCTTCTGGCCTTATATATGTTGTCATCACAGGCTCTGGGTATTCAATTACTCTGCCTGTGCGAGACTCCTGCCAAATACCACAATCTTCTAAGTGCATTAAACCAACATAAAGTGCTTCTGATACGTTTCTTGCGTATATAGTCAGCACTTCATTGTTCCCATGGGCGAGCGACCGCAGGAGTAAACGAGCCTTGTTCGAGGGCGGATTTAATGTTCCGGAGATCAGATTTAGAGGGTTTATCATAACTTTCTTTTCCTTTCGCATCAGGTAATAATCCAGGACGGTAACTTAGCGCATCGCAACCGTCGCATGGGCCAAAATCTCTTTGACCGTGGTACAGCTTTTTTCTTGCAGCCATGAAAGCATCATTTTGCCAAAGTTCTTCTAATGAATTAGAACCAGTCACTGACCCACAACGATAATGTCCAGGCCAATCGTTGCAACATATGGCTACGTTACCATTCCATCTAATAGAAATTTCTCTAAATACTTTGGCACAACGCTTTCCCTCTGCTCGATTGTTTTTAGGAAAAGATGATCCTGCATGGTTATTGACCGTTGCGTGATTTCCCTTTGACGCAGTAGAAATATCTTGAGTTATCACAATGTCATGATCAGTGACTTTTCTGCGACGATGAGGATTTGCTTTTTTATCCATAGGATAATGCAGCAAAGGATGTGGACCTTTGTATGTAGCAATTACTTTATCACAAATTTTGATTCCTTCGTAGTTGTCGAGAAGAAGAACATTTAACCCTGCGTCCATGAGTGCGTTTATATTTTGTGACAAATTTCCCTTGAGTAATCCTCCACCATTAGTAGTCATTTGAAGGTGGGTTTTAGGAAGCGTTTGCCTCAACAAAGACACTATATCTATGTACTTAGGGTTCATTGTGGGTTCGCCGTGCATCGCCATTTCTATGCGAGGATTCCATTTATGCTCTTCAACAGCCTGTTTTATTTGAATTGCTAGGGAAGAGGCCCTTGCTAAAGATAGATGCTTGTAAGGACGAGAAGCCTTGCCCTGTATATTTTCTGGGCCATTGGCACCGTTATCACGGATAGAAGCAATACCACAAAAAGCGCAAGCAAGGTTGCACCCTTCAGTTAATTCTAATTGGATGCAGTAGGGCGACGGCTGTCTTTTCAAAAGACCCCCTTTCGTAGCTGCCTGTCGTCGGCCTTTGCCGTGTCGTGACTTGCTCCGTTGTGGCTTGCTCCGTTGTGGCTTGCTCCGTTGTGACTTGCTCCGTTGTGGCTT